CAAGCACTATCAAGTGTACCTGTATATTTTAAAAATATTGATCTACCTGGATCAGTGCCTCCATCTGCTATTGTTGTGGTGTGAGTATCTGCGTTTGTTGTTATGCCTTCTGTGCCATAACTAAAAGCTTCAGCTATTAATTCTAAGTTTGTATTGGTTGTGGTTCCCCATGATCCAGACTGATCACCAGTCGCCATTTCCTCAAGTCTTAAGTCATTTACGTATGTTGATGCCATATTTTATGCTACCTCTTCCCAATTTGGGGTCTGTGTTTCATTAATTTCAGCAAAGGATGAACTTTGATCTGCATTTATATTAGCATAATTTTTCGTTTGTGTATCATCTATTAGTCCCCAAACTAATACATCAGTTACAAATCCTGTAGCTGAAACACCAATTAAAACTATATTTGCTTTAGCATTAAAAGTTACAGATCCTACGCTACCTGTACTACTTACACCGTCAACATTAAATATTTCGTTATGATGAACAGTTACTGATCCAACTGCTGAAGTTGCAGAAACACCAGATATTACTACGTTTGCTTCACCATCTACATCTACGCCAACACTACCTACAGATCCTACAGCTCCTGGTGCATTAGCAACAGCATCACCATTTACACCCACACCTCCGATGGCTGATGTTGCAGATTGTCCTGTTGGTACTATGTTTGCTTTAGCAACTGTAGATATGGTGCCTAATGCACTAGTACCAACTTGAGATGAAAGTGTTTGATTTGCTTTTGCTACAACCGTAGCTGTGCCAAGAGCACTTGTAGATGATTGTCCTGTAAGAGTTAAATTAGCTTTACAATTAAAAGTAAGCGTGCCTACTGCTGTTGTGCCAACTTGTGATGAAGGAGTAACGTCAGCTTTGGCTACTACAGAAATAGTGCCTAGTGCACTTGTAGCTGATTGACCTGTTACATCTACT